GCCTTCAGGTAGTATCTTTCATCTACTTCATCTTCAAGCATATCCTTTAATCTAATATTAAGTGGCATTTTCTCTGGGAACTCAAATGGCTTATGTTCCCCAAGTATTGAAACACCAAACACCCTTTCTCTGTTCTGTGGTATTCCATAGTCCTTTGCATTAAGCACTTTTGTGTATGTTGTGTATCCTAGACCACTTAAAAAGGACACCCACTTATCGTAGTTGTCCTTGAATTTCTTACCTATGATATTCTTTACATTTTCTAGCAATAGGTATTTCGGCATTGTGCCTTGTTCCTGTGCTTTTAGTAGCAGTCTTTCTACTTCCCAAAGTAACCCTGACCTGGTGCCACTACCTTGCTCAAAGCCCCTTTGCAATCCTGCAACTGAAATGTCTTGGCAAGGGAACGAATAAGTCCAAAGGTCAGCATCTGGCAAAGCTTCTATTTTTGTTATGTCGCCTAGATTGTTTACATTTGGATTGTGTAGTATTCGGTATGATTTATCTGCTTGCTCATCGTTATCCGACACTGCGATTACTTCGTGATCAACACCGATGTTCTTTAACGCTTGGGTTTGTGAGCCTATGCCAGAGAATAACTCTATAACTCTTATCATCGTTTCCCTCCTAGTATGCTCTCCATTACATCATCATTTGGTGAGTTATCATCTATTTCTTTTAGTTTGGTTTCTCTTACTACTTGGTAGATTCTAGCCCAAACATCATTTGTCATTTTTAAGTATTGTTGTGAAAATTGAATGTAAGGATTGGCTGTTGGATTTCCATTTTTATCCTTTACCAATAAACCAACATTATTTAGTGTTTCTTCAGCTTCTAGCCATCTAGCCTTGCAATGTGCATATTCTTCTATTGTTCCTGGTAGTATTCCTTTGGTGCAACCTATTTTTTCCAACCATTCTACTATGGTTGTATAAACCTGTTTTCCCTTCCTTGATAGCCATTTTGGTGGCTCTTTACTCAACTCTTCACAATCTTCAAAATCTAAAACCTCAATCGGTCTTTTGCCAGGGTTTCCATCCAATAACTTTTCACTTACTGGTTTTTTTGGTCTTCCTGCTCCTGGTCTATAACCACCACTTGGCATAATTTTCCCTCCAATTATTGTGTATTCATTGCTTTTTATTTTCAGTTATGCTATAATAATTAAGTCTGCTGATGTGGCACAGTCGGTAGCGCACTGCCTTGGTAAGGCAGAGGTCACGGGTTCAAGTCCCGTCATCAGCTCCAAAATTTACGAGTGGTAGGTCCTCCTATCACTCTTTTTTTGATTTTTTTTGATTTTTATTTCAAACAAAAAATTATCAAATCAATAAAAAACATAGCATTTTTAAGGGTTTTTGCTATGTTTTTGCGATTTTTATTTTGATTTTTGATTTTGCGACTTTTTCTGTGCGACTGCCGCCCCGCTCTTCAAGTTGAAAGTTGTAGAGATTTGACCGCCCCTGGTGCCACTACCTATTGACTTATTTTTTTATAATTGTTATAATAGTAGTGTTAGAAATCGGCTGGGCATTGGGACCCTCTCCCTCTAACTGACCTATGGAGAACTTCGTGTTCTGGTGCCATAGGTTTTTTTATTTTAGAAAACTCAAATCAATTTTCTTTGGTGTGGTTTTTGTATTCCATAATCTATTTTGACTTGGTATTCCATCGTTTAACTTGTCGGCTTGCTTGATCAACTTTTCAGCTTCTTTATAGTTGCCTGATGTTGCCAGTCTAGTTGCTTGATTCATTGTTTGTCTTACTTGGTCATTCTGTGATGAGTATTTCTTTTGTTCTGCTTGCTTTCTTGCTCTTTCACGATTGGCTTGTTTTATCCTAGCTTTTCTTTGTATTTCGAATGTTGCTTGTTTCTTATCTAGGTTTTTTAGTATTTGTTCTGTTTCAGCGACTGACTTGACTGGTTTCATTCCAGCATCTCTCATTGCTTGTAGAACATTCTCTGCTCTTTGTCTTGATTCTTCTTTTGAAGTTATTGAACTTCCACCTCTACCGCCCATTTTATTCTCCTATTCCTTTCTAAAATCTTTTGGTATTGATTCGTATATTTTTCTTCCTTCTGCATAGGCTTTGTTGGATTCTTCAAATTTCCCTTGTTGTGCAAGCCTTGCAGATTCTTGAACTTTCTTTTTCCATTCAACATTCTGTTTGGCATATTTTTTTATGCCTTCATTTTGTGCCTTTATAGAATTAGCAATTCTTTGTGTTCTTCCTTTTGCTTCTTTTTCTTCGGCTTTTATCTTTACTTTTGCTGATTCAACTGCTCTTGCATACTCTGGGTGCATTTCCCTTGATTGAACACTTGATCCACCTCTTCCGCCCATGTTATTTCTCCCTTTAATATAATTCTGCTAGCATTTCTCTAAATTGTTTATAATCTTCTGGTATTTCTGCTAGCATTTCTTCAGCTTCATTGTAGTATTCTTTTTCTGCTTGTTTTAGACCTTTTTTGTCTTCAACTTCGCTTCCTAGTATTATCAATGTTTCAGCTTCATCGTATTTTTCTTTGTATTCGATGATTACTTCTTTTGTGTATTTTTTTATGAGTTCTTTTTCCATTTTTTCGATTTGTTTTTCTGTCATATTTTTCTCCCTTTATACAACACAAAACATACCGCAAACGATTGTTAAAGTCCAGGGTTATTCCGAAGTTTTTCTCATTAATTTGAACTTTTCATCCATTATGTATCCCATGTGAATTATGTTCTTTTCGTTCTTCAATTCTTCTGGAATATTTCCCCAGAATAACACTTTTGTAGGTTCTAGTTTTTGAACCATCTTTTTGAACCCTTTAAGGAACAAAACTCTACTTTCTTCGTATCTTTGTGTTCCTATTGAACTCACTGCTACAATTGATTTTCTTGGTTCTCCATCAAAGCACCACTTGAAGCTTTCTTCATCACTCCAACCGATTGTTGGTATTACCTTTATTCCTTTTGTTTCTAGATATGCACCCACCCAATGCTTTTGGTAGTGTTTCCACATTTGCATTGCTTTTGGATAGTCGGTGTACATACTAAAATCTGGACTCAAAACACACTTGAATTCCTTTAATAATTCTATGTATTTGTCTGGGTTGTTCCATATTCGGTTGAACTGGTAGTCATCTAGGAAGAAGTGAATGCCATACTCTGTCTTTTTCTCCCTTTGGAATGTTTTAGCATAGTTGAACCCTATAAACTCTATTGTTTGGTCGAACTCTTGAACCCCACTTATCTCTGGTATGTTCCATTTGTTCTCTGCCCAGAAGTTTTTCTTTTTAATGTTTTCGCTGTCTGGTTTGTACACCGAAGCGACTACCTTCTTCTATTGATTTCCTACTATGGCATGACCAACATAGAGTTTGTAGGTTGTCCAAGTCATATGGAGCACCACCTTGTTTAATCGGTATTATGTGATCCACGATCTTGCCTACCACCATTGTTCCATTTCTTTTACACTCTTCACAGAATGGCGATTGTTGGAGTTTTACCTTTCTTACCTTTTGCCATTGTTGTGTCCTATAAAATGTTCTGCTCAATTCATCCCTTTGGTATAGGTTATAAATCTTATTGCTTTCTTTCTTATGCTTTTCGCAGAATGTTTCGTGTGTTAGTTCTGGACATCCTGGATGTCTGCAAGGCTTCTTTGGACTGTATGGCATTTTCCCCTCCGCTGTTTTTTGCTCTCACTTATATTATTGGGGTAAAAATTGTACACTTTTGTTTCAAATTGTCATCAAGATTGCTCGTTTTGTCACTTTTTTTTATTTTTCCATCGTTTTTACCAATTCTTCAAGCATTTCTACTGCTTTTTTTATCTTTCTATACACTGTTGTTCTTGACATCATTAGCATTTTTCCTGTTTTTCTGAATGATAATCCATTAACATAGATTTGTTTTATTACTTCTTTTTCTTCATCTGGCAAACAATTTATGCAGAAGTTCAATCTTTCGACTTTTTCTTTTAGATCAACCAGTTCCTTGTTTTCAGTTTGTTTGCTGTTCAATATTAGCAGTTTGCTTTGGTTTAACTTGTAGTTTTCTAATAAATCAATAACCGAATAATCGTTCATATTTCTTTTGATACTCCTCTTCCAATTTTCTTTCTCTTTCTTCTAGCAGTTCTCTTTCTCGCAATTCTTCAACCCAGTCCTTTTCATCTTTTGGTGGGTTGAGCTTCGTTTCATACCAACCTCGTATAATTCCACACTCTTCCATTTTTTCATCCCAATATTGTGATTCGCATATTCCTACCACATTCCATACTTGCATCACTCCAAATTTATTTCCTTTCTTTATGAAGTACATAATTTCGGTATCTCCAAGTATGTCCTTTAATCTGAAATAATGTTTATTATGTAGTTTCTTTGCTCTGGTTATATAAAACTCTAACTCTTCTTTTGTTTGTTGTTTGTCGAATATTGACAGAGCATTCATGCACTCAATGTCAAATTCAGCTTCTTCTGTTATATTAACTTTATGAAGTAAATGCTCCATCTCTTTCTCCTATAAATTTTCAATAATTGCTTTGACTTGTTCTACTGAAGTCACTATCTTTGCAATTCCCTTTGCTTTTTCTATTTTATTTAGTGTGATCTTTTGCAATAATGTAGGTTTACCACCAGGTCTTTTCACTTCTAGTGCAATAAATCTTCCTTTATAACACACTATCAAATCTGGAATCCCTGCTGTGCCGAATTGTCCTCCATGTTCTTTCCAGAAAAAAAGGTTAGGAATTGTTTGTAGGTATTCTTTAATAGAATCTACTACTTCTTTTTCTTTCATCGGCTCTCCTTCGCGTGTACGCACACGCACGAATAATTTATATCTGTCATACTGTCACACCTGTCATTTATGACGGATATGACAGGATGACGGATTATTATTTTGTAATTTATATTTATAACTAACGCGAATTTTGGCTAATCATAAAACTTGGTTTGATACGATGGCATACTGTTCATCCAACTTGGTTTCTTATCTTTTGTAAAGGTATGGACTCTCTTTTCGCCTGTTCGCTTTGATGTGAAGTCAATACCATCACGATGCAACCTTGTTGTTAGGTGTTGTAGTTCTTTGCCAATCTGTGCAGATGTCACGAGCTTCACTTCTTTTGTGATATCGTACATTGCATTCATTATGTCTGTTGCTGTGCCACTCCACCCACTAGGATTGTTTCGTAGCAATTCTTTTATTGTTACTACCAAAGGATTGTTTTCATATTCTCTTTTCTCTCTGGCTATGGCTTGTTCTTCAGGTGTGCCAACTACTGACCACCTAAATGTTTTGCCTTTATTGTTGTCATCGAGTTCTATGACCTTTGCTATCAATCCTATATCACGACCTTTCGCATGTAGCATCACTTGGTCTTGTTTCCTGTTGTTAATAACCATCATTGTATCTACGACACCTTGAATGGCTACGCTACCGAGAATGTTTGCAAATGGATCTACTTCATCTATTGCTTTTCTTGAGTGATGGACTACAACGATTGCTATGTCGTTATCATCTGCAAACTCTTTGAGCAAACCTAACTCTGCATAATCTGTCGCATATGCATTGCTGTCATCTTTGCTCTTTTGTGTCTTTCTTACCTTTTGCAGTGTGTCTATGATGAACATTTTAATCTTGGAGTTCTCTTCCAGCTTTTCAGCAAGGACATCCAATAAATAATCTCTATCAAGTGTAGGTGCTTTTGTTGTGATATGGACTCCATGTTCAAAAGGTCTACCTTTTCTTTGTATTTTGGTTCTTTCAACAATTCTTTGCTCATCATCTTCTAGCGCCAAGTATTCTACTTCACTCTTTACTGTCTGGTAATCTAGGAAATCCTTGCCCTCTGCTACATCCTGTGATAATTGCAACATCAACCAGGATTTTCCTGCTTTTGATGGTGATGCTAGAACTGTTAGCCCTTTTGGTATTAGCCCTTTGACTAGCCAGGTTCTTGGTTTGAACTCTGTATTCATTAGTTCTTCAAGTGGCTTGCTATCAAATTTCGATGCTGTGAGCTTCTTTGCTTCCTTGATTGCAATCTCAACATTCTTTTGCAATCTTGTAGGTTCTTTCATCAATAGTTCGTTTGGATCTTTGCATTCTCCTGCAACATTGAAGACAAGGAACTTGGCCTCTAATTCCCTTAATTTGCCTATCAGTCTTGTTGTGGCTTGTTCCCCAGCTTCATCATTGTCTAGTGCTATAACCAACGAACCTAGTGGTTTTTTGCTCCTAATCTTTGTTAGTAATTTCTCTAGACCTGTGCCACATAGTGCCACTGCCATTCCGCCACACTGTATGATGCTCATTGCACAAATCGGACTTTCTACTATAAAAATCGGTTTCCTGGTTTTCAATCTTAATGCTTGGGCATTGTAGAGTGGTTCTTGCCCTGCATCTTCTGTCTTTGGCTTATAGAATCTCTTTTCCTTGACCGACCTTCGTTGGAAGTAGTCCATTGCTTTTGAGTATGGAATAACGACTGCATCTTCTTTTTCATCGTATCCTAGATTGCATCTTTCTATCGTATCTGCTGACAACCCTCTCTTTGCGAAGTAGTCAGTTTTGAAAACATTTATTTTGCAATTTTCTATGTATTGCTTTATGTTTTCAATCTTTTTCTCTACTTTTTGCACTTTTTTCTTTGTGGTTGAAGGTAGCGAAGTGCTACCCCCACCATAAAGACTTTGAACTTTCTTGAATTGTTCGCTTTTGTCATCGATCCCAAAGTAAATACCCACAAGGTCAAAAATGTCGTAGGAAGCATCACAGCCAAAGCAATGAGCCCTATGATTGCTCTTATCGTACCCCATGCTTGGGTTGTCATCATTGTGCATTGGGTTTAAGCATTTGAAGTTGCGAGTTGTAGGTACACCAACATACCTTTCAAGGAAATCTTCTGCAAAATGCTTGTATTCTTCAAAATTATTCATTTATTTCTCCATTTTTGCGATTTTTCTGTTATTCTGTGTCGCTAGTTTCTTGTAGGTTCTTTGCAATACTCTTTGTTTGTTCTGACATCTTGCTGATGTTTTCTTTTTCTGCATCGGTCAAATCTCTTTCAAACGAAAGCACAACTTTGCTGTATGTGATGCCTGTCTTGTTTGTTTCTTTTTTCAAAGTAAACTTTGTTACTACTTGATTTGATTTTCTATGGCTTTCTATCAAGTTTCTAATGTACATTTGAAACTCTTTCATACTTGCTGTTGGCAATGAAAGGATTGTTGGGAATGCTTTACCTTCTCTCAAGATGAAAATTCTTCTGCGAGTCTTACAAGCCTTGCCACCATTTTCGCCACTATCAAATTGATTGTATGGGCAGTCTTTGCAAAGCTTCATTTCCCCTGTTTCTCTTTCTACACCTGTGATGCCATCAATTGATGAGCAATCTGGTGCTTCGCTACCACCAGTGTATTTTTCTTTGTAGTATGAAAGCATTGGGTGGTGATAAAGTATTACTGCCTTAATCTCTTTTTGTAGGTCTGGTTCATCTGGATTGATTCCAGGCACTTCAAATGCTAATCCGCCACCACTTGGCACTTTGATTTTGTCAAATGTGATGCTCATTCCTGCAAGTTCATCTTGTAGGTCATCCATGTTTGTGTTAGCCACAAATTGTTCTTCTTTCTTTACGATTTCGTTACTCATAACTTCTCTATCTCCTAATTTCTTTTAACTCTGATACTTTGTTTCTCAAATGTGTTGATTAAACCTTCCATCCAATCTGGCAACACTCCATCGTTCTCTTTCTTACTTTCTTTAACAAAGCCACTTAATGTGTTGGCATTGATTGTGAATAGGTTTTCGTATCCACGATCCTTAAATCGTTTATACAATTCTTCTTTTGTTTCTGGGTTTGCTGATTCAAATTCTCTACTTACCATTGAGAACAACACGCCATTTCTTTTGAAACTATCAATTTCGCTGTCTGTCATTCTGTCAATTAGTTCTAGTTCGATTTGTTCAAGCAACTTTGAAACATCCTTTAACTCTTGCTCAAGGACTTGTTTCTTTTCCCTTGTTTCAAGGTATTTGTCTGACAATGTGAATAATTCGTTATTTTCCATGTATATCTCCTACTTATTGAACAGACTTCGCCAGTTATCAACCACCAAGTCTGCTATGTTTTTCTTTTTTGATAATGCTTCTAGCACTTTCTCATCAATTGAGTTTTTTGCTACTAGGTGTATGTAGGTACATGTATTTTTCTGTCCTATTCTGTGTATCCTTGCCTTTGCTTGCTCATAGTCAGCAAAGTTGTATGATAATGAGTAGAACACTGCTGTGTCGGCTGCTGTTAGTGTCAGCCCCATTCCTGTTGTTTGTAGTTGTCCTATAAACACCTTTGTTTCATCATCATTCTGGAACTTGTCCACTTCGCTTGCTCGATCTTTTACATCGCCACGAATCATTGAATATTTAATTTTCTTTGTTCTTAACATTTTTGCTATTGCATCTATTTCAGGTATAAACCTTGCGAACACCACGAGCTTCTTGTTGGCCTCCATGCATTGCTCAACAATGTCTTCAAGTTCTTTTAATTTCGCACTGGATACTTGTTCTGCTATGTCGCTGAATTCATTCTTTACATATCCACCTGTTATCTGTGATAATCTCAATAATTTGGTTAGGACATTAGGTGTTGATAGTTCCCCACTGTCTAGTTCAGCATAGCTTTCTTTTTCTACTTGATTGTAGGTAGCCCTTGCCTTTGGTTCGAGTTCTATATACCTATTTGTGTCCACTTGCTCTGGCAAATCCAAAGCTTCTTTCTTTGTTATTCGGAATGCGACTTTATGTGCTTTCTCTGTCAATTCTTGTAGGTTCTTATAACCAACTACTTGATAGTTTCCATAGCCACCCATAATCGCGTATTTTGACCTAAATGCGTAGTAACTTCCACCGAAGATGTCTTCATCTAGGAACTTGTATTGCGAGAAAAAATCCAAGGGATTATTTGTCACTGGTGTGCCTGTTAGAATTATGTTGTGCTTACTTTTCTTACCCAATCTGTGCAGTGCTTTTGACTGCTTTGCCTGTGGGTTCTTTATCTTGCTAGATTCATCACAAATAATCATGTCTGGTTTCCAGTCAGCAATCTCTTTCTCCATTCTCCAACACGACTCGTAGTTGACTACTGCGACTTGAAGTTTGTTTCCGAATAGGTTTCGTAGCATCTCTGCTTTTTTGTAGGCAGTACCTTCCAAGACTTTTATTTGGTAGTCAAAATCTGCAAACTTTGCAAACTCTTCTTCCCAAACTTTTGTTATGGATAATGGTGCTACGATCAGCAATTTATTGATTTCATTCTTCAAATAAAGGTGTCCTGCAATCCCAATGCTTATGAGTGTCTTACCTGTTCCCATCTCTGCTAAAATTGCAACTGATTTACTCACTGGCATGCTTATTTCTCCAATATTCTCTTATGTGGAGTCTTGTATGCTCACTACGAGTCATTACTTGCAGATTGCTGGGTTTGTTGTTGTGTGGGTTTCCATCTTTGTGATGGACTACTTCACTTTCTTCTAGTGGTCTACCAAGTTTTAGGCGCATGATCTTTCTATGCTCCAATTCTCCCAATTGTCTGTTGTAGGTTTGAGCTTCTTTACCAACTCTATCCTTTGCTAGGATTCTTCTTTTTCTCATTGCGAATCGTTGCTCTATTGTTCTACCTTTGGCATTCATTGGGTTTTCATTTTCGTTGTAGGTTGTGAACCTTTTGGAGTTATAGTTATCCATGCATTTGCGACAACAAAAATTAACTTTGTGTATCCTGCACTTTGGCTTTGCGAATATTACCCCACACCCATCACATGGTATTAGGATTTTGCTCATAAGCACCCCATTACTTCCAATGCGAACTTGAAAGCTTCTAATTGGTGTTTATATGGTTTTACCTTAATTGGCATATGCAAAAATGTATTCGTTTCTTGGTCTTGCAATGTTCATTGCCTCCCAGTCAATAAGTTCTATTGCATGGTCTGCTCCTATTGCATTTAGGAACTTTCTAGAACTTTCTTCATCTAGTGTGTTGCCACCTAATGAATAGTTGATGTGTTGGTCCAGGCTCAATTTCAATGAGTCTAGGAACTCTCTTTCACTTATTCCTATTCTTTGTAGGTACTTTAGCAACTTGTTTCTTTTAATTTTCATTGTGCTATTTCTCCTGTCTTTTCTGGTAGTTTGTATTCTTGGATTAACGAAGCCAATAATTTTTGATCAACATCGCAACCTGATTTCTGCAATAATTCAAGTGCTTGGCTGATGATTTGCAGTTCATCTCTTGATCTTGCTTTTCCTTGATATAGGTAGCTCTTATCCAAGTAAACTCCACCACCTTTTTCTTTGCCTCCACACGAAACCTCGATGGGATAGCGATATGATAATGATGCGATGTGTCTACGAACTGTGTTGTATCCGACTTCTACTTCATCAGCAATTTCTTGGTAAGTATGTCTTTTACCATCTGATATGAAGTTTAGAATGTCAGCTGTTATGCTTGACGATCTCAAATCCATTCGCTATCTCACCTCCTTTTCTTGTTTTGACACCCTTAATTTAGCAAACTAACTTGCCCACCATTTGGGCAGGACTAAATTTAAATGACAACTTTTTTAAATTTTTTTAATTTTTTTTTGAAACGAAAAAAGCCCAGGCAGATTTCTCCACCTGGGCAAATTTTGGGCATAAAAAAACCTAGGTCAGAAATTCTGTTCTTTTTTGAATATCTGGAACGCTAGGTTCGCTATGTTTTATATTCTATTATTTTATGGAACGCAAAGGTTCGCTATTTTATTTATAGGCTGGCTACTTGCTCAACCCTATCTTGTTCAGTAGTTATGTATAGTCGTTTTCCACATCTTACACAATTCTGTGAGTGTATTGTATAAATTTTTGTTTTGGTATTTCGGAGTCTTTTGAGTAAAACTTTAACATCAGTCGTTTCTTCTGACTCATCTTCGCCAATGCATCTGCCACATAATGGGCAATATAACTTTTTTTGACTTGCTGTCGTTTGCGACATTCCTTATCCCTCCCTTTATACACTGTGTATTACTTTTTTAACTATTCCTTGTATTAAGCACTCATCTACCACGATGTCTTTGAAATCTGGATTTTCTGGGTGCAGAATTATTTTTCCTTTGTTTTTGCGATAGGTTTTTACTGTTGCTGAATCTTCTACGATTGCTACTACTACATCTCCATCTTTTGCTGTGCTTGTAGGTTTAGCCACGATCCAATCCCCATCATAGATGCCGATTCCTATCATACTATCGCCTTTGGCTTTGTAAACTCGAAACTCGCCTTTTCCAAACAAAAACTCTGGTAGATTTACGACAGCTTCTATATTCTCTATAGCCAATATTGGGCTACCACAGGCTATTTCGCCTACAACTGGGGCTTGTGTAGTTGTATCTATTTTTAGATTCTGTGGTGTGTCTATCCCCTTGCCAAACTCATCTTTTTGAACCCAACCATTTGCATATAGCCAAGTCATGTATCTTTGAACTGATGCCAACCCACTATAATTCAATTCTTTTTGGATTGTTCTATATGATGGCGATTTACCAAACTTGATTTGATAGTTAGCAATGAAATCTTTTGTTTCTTCAAGTTTATTCATGTCCAAGCTTCTCATTTGTATTTCCTCCATAACGGGAACACTGCTGTTCTCGTTATGCTGTTATTATAGAACATATGTTTTGTTTTTGCAAGCGTTTATGACATAAATTTTCCAAATTTTTCCAGAAACTTTTTCTTGTACTCTTTTTGGTACTTTTATTATACACCCACTTTTATTAAATGTAGGTCAAAGTGTGACACTTTTTTATAAGTTTTTTCTCTATATACCTTTTTGTTGTTATTGTTGTTATTAATGTTATTTTCTCTATATAGGTTTGTACTGTTATTCCTGTTATTGCTGTTATAAATAACGACAATAACATCAATAACATCAATCTAGTATATAGGGATCGTGCGATGAAAAAGGAACAAATCCTTATTGGTTTTGTTCCTCTTCTTCAAGTTTTCTTATTACTTCTTTTGTTTTTTCTAGTGGTAGTGGCACTTCTGATTGTTTGAAAATCTCTTTCTTAACAACATAAGCCACCGACTCGTTGTTGTCTTTGCCTACTGGAACTAGCACTGCATCTCCTGGCTTGATGCTTTCATCTGCTGTCCTATAATAATAGGTTTGGTCGCTATATTGGTCATATACGACACTCAAATAAATGAATTCATCTTTTAATAATCCCTTAAGGAAATTGCTTTTATTTAGTGCCATTGTTCCTGACATTTGGTCTTCAAACTCTCTGAAACAATCTACTATGTATTCCCAATTTGCTGGGAGTTCTAATCTATTGTAGCCACCCTCAAAGTGTTTTAATTCGCCATTTTCATACTCTGCATCTATTGTATAATTGCATTGATTATTCTTTGGCTGCTTTACTTTTTTATTTGTAGGTTTATCTTCTAACTCTGCTATATCATCAAGTAGGATTTCAACCGAACCCTCTACCTTGATTGTAAGGGTTGCATTCTGTTCTTCACTTATGCCCCTTATTGATGTATAGGTGCCAGATTCTCTATCAACTACTATTTTCTCATAGTATGTCATTGTAGCTTCGTTGCCAATGACTTTGCTGATTTCTTTTCCTACTTTAAATTTTTCTACACTCTTCATCTCAAAAACGAACTTGTTTAATTGTTCCTTTTGATCTAGTATTGGGTAGTATTCGTTTATGAATTGTAGAAAATCCATCCAGTTCTCTGGGTATCCATTGACACCTTCGCAAACTAAAAATTTGTCTTCAAACTGAACTTCTACACTCCAACTTTCTCCATCAAGGATTTCCATGTTTAATGGTGCGTTATAGAACTTTTCCCAGGTTTCAATCCCTATGTTTGCAAGTCCTTCCTTGAATTCTTCTACTCTTGTTGCTCCAAAGTTGAATTGCTCCTGTTCTTCATCTGTTAGCCAGGTATCCCTTGTTTTTAGACAAATGCCATCAATCTCAAAATGCACACCATGTGTGCCACGATCAATTGTTGATGATGTAAATGATAATGATTTTAATTTACTATAATCTAATTTCATTTGTTTTCCTTTATATTAACGATTCTACATAGTCAATCAATGCTCTTATTTGTTGGCTGTTGAAAATGCCATTGAAATTCAATTCTTCTCTCAATAAATCTCTTCTGTCAAATCTTCCATTTTGTGAAATGAATAGTAGCAATTCTCTTGCATAAATAATTTGAGTTTCATTGAAGCCCTTTTCTTTTAATGCGTTCAAATAATGATCTACAGCAACTGGGTTGAATTCTAGGTTCTTTCTCACGAATATAACTAGTTCATCATCTGTTGCGAATAGTTTGTTGTATTCAGCTTCACTTTTGGCGATTTCTAGGGCTATCCTCTTGAATTGTTGCACATCTTCGGCTGTTGGTTTTACTAGGTTTTGAACCTTTGAAACAAGTGGTATTTCTGGGTTTTCTTGTATGTGGAACAACAACTTATCATCTAGTGATTTGAAATCATCTATTGAAATCTTGAAGTCAACTGATTCTTCATCAGCATCTTCATAGGTTGATATTGCATCATCAAAGTCTGAAACGATTGGCTTGAAGTCGTTGCTGTCTATGTATCTCATTAAGCCCCTTATTTCTTCCCTTACCTCATCTACTCTTGTTATTGTTGAGTCATTGATGAACTCTTCAGATGCCACATACTTTAATGTTTCTCTATGAGCCGCCACCTCGCCTATGTGAGATTTGAAATCAACAAGCAATGTTGCAAGTGTATAAATTGTTTTTGCTGTCTTTTTGAAATCAGTGTTATTATACAATCTTGCTGATGCGAACTTATAGCATAGGTAGTCAAATCCCCTTGATGCTTCTAGATCAATTTCGCCTTGAATGTTAGGTGCTATATGTTTCTTTACTTCTGCCCATTGAGTTTGGTTGAAGTTTACCCAACCTGATACCTGTGAGTATTTGTTAACATACTCCAGGTTTGCTTTGACTCCAATGTAGTTAGGATTCATTCTTCTTACATCAGCTAGTAGCTCTTCTCTCAATGTTTCGAAGTATTTCTTATCCACTATTTCTAGTTTTGAGTAGTTTGCTTGCATAACTTTGTATAGTGTTGCCTTTTGCATGAACACTTTTTGATAAAGCGACAATGCATCTTCTGCTCTATCTTCTCTGCCATCTGGATTCATTTTGAAGAATGGGAACACATTACAAATGTCGAATATTAGGAAACCTTGCTTATCTTGGTGCAAGCTTCTTGTTTTATCGTTGTTTAATCTTTGGAAGTATTCCTTTGATGGTGTCAATGCATTAAGGTTCTTGCATAGTCTAGTTCCACGACCAATCATTTGCCAGAACTTAATCTTTGATAAAACCTTTTTGAAGAACACCAAGTTCACTACTTCTGGTATGTCAACACCAGTGTCCATCATATCAACTGAAACTACGATTCTTATGTCTTGCTTGTTCTTGAATTCTCTTTGTAACACTTCATTGTATTTTATTTGGTTGTCAATAACTACGCAATAATCTACACCATTTCTGTTTGTTTTTAGGCATAATTCTGGGTACATCTCTCTAAATGTTTGCTGAATCAATAAAGCGTGATTATGGTCTTTTGCAAAAATGATTGTTTTTCCAAGTTGACCATTGTTTAGTCTTATGCCTTCTTCCATTAAATCACGAAGCACTTCTCTAATTGTATCAATGTTTGTGATGATTGAGTAGAACTCTTTTCCTTCGATTTTTTCTGGAACTACACCCTCTTCATCTGTGAATAGGTCTTCATATTGTTCTTGCTCTTCATCTGACAAATCATTATAAGTCAAGCCATCTTTTAGGATGTCTGGTGTTCTGTCTAATGCTCTATAATAAGTCAAATATTCTTGTTTTACTGCTTGAATCACATCGTATTCAAAGTGTGGTGTCGCATCTCCAATTTCGAACACTTGGAATGTTGATTTCCCAATGTCATTTCTTGGAGTTGCTGTCAATCCTATCATCATAGCATCAAAGTATTGGAATATTGCCGAATACTTGTTGAACAAGCTTCTGTGAGCTTCATCTACTATGATTAGGTCAAAGTGTCCTATTCCATATGGACATTTCTCTGTATCGTTTATAATCGAAATCATTGATTGATATGTTGAGAACACAATTCTTGCTTTGTCGCTTACGCCTTCTCTTTGACCTTCGGCAATAACTGCCATGTTAGCGCCATCAATGAATTTCTCAAATGTTTCTTCTTTTGCTTGTTTTACTAGGTTTACTCTATCTGCCAAGAATAGAATTCTTTTAACATAGTTATTTCTCAATAGTATGTCGCTTATTGCACACGATACTCTTGTTTTTCCTGTTCCTGTTGCTAAAACTATTAACGAACGAGAATTTCCTGCATTGAAATTATTAACGACTTCTTGGATCGCTTGTTTTTGGTATTCTCTGTTGCAAATCTCTTCATTTACTTTGACATTTGCAAGTTTGAAACTTCTTCTCTGGATTAGGTATTCCAACTCATCTTTCTTATGGAATCCAAACACTTGCCTTGTTTTATGAACACCATCTATGATCATAATTCGGTAGCCATTTGTGTAGTATATGACTGGTCGCACTCCATACTTTGCTTCCAAAGCATCAGCATAAAGGCAGGCTTGCACCCTACCCATTTCTTCACTTACTGCTGACTTCTTGGCCTCAATCAATGCAAGTGGCTTGCAATCATCTCCAAACAAAACATAATCAACAAAGCCATTGCCTGTTTGATTCTCTGTTGTTTTTGGCATTCCTGTCACAGGTGTTTCTATGCATGCTTTGTTTCTTTCAATGATGTATTTTTCGTTTAAAACATGCCAGCCTGCTTTTCTCAATGCTGGATCTATTAACTTTTCTCTTGTTTCTCTCTCGTTTCTTGGCATTTATTTCTCCTATGAAAAATTATCACTCATTTTTTTGTTTATAAGTTCATTATAAAGTTTAATTCTAGAGTCTACTAATTTTTTTACCTCTACAATTGTTTCGATGAATTCTACAAATTTTTCTTGAATCTCTATTGGTGGAATCATCACATCCAAGTTGTTTAAGGTTTGTAAATTGATATTTTTTTGAGCTGATAAAGGTGCTTGCATTTCTATTATTTCTTGTAGAAATGTGAACCAGTAATGAATAAATATTGGACTTGTTATCTTTGGATCTGGACAAAAACCTACTACACTATCAGGGAAACAAGCGTCAAATGTTAAAATTCCCGTTTTTGCTATATTTGCGGCAATTGTAATACACAATGTTCCTTTCTTCCACTTTTTACTTTGTTTTAGTCCAAGATCTGAATAGGTGTCTTCGAATTTTGTGATGTACAAATCAGAATTTGCGACATCGCCTGTTTGAATTAGCGGATGTTCTCCTCCTAATAATTCAGGTGCATTTCGTGGTCTATGTTTTGAAACACCCCTGCCAAACTCACCCATCTCATAAAAATGTTTAGTTTCCCAATTTTTATCATTTAGCATTGGGTTTCCAAATAATTGTACAAACTTTGATTGAATCAATTCTTCAAAGTTTAATTTTAAATCCTGGTCTTTTTTTATAAGTGTATAAATCTCTTCTATTTCTTTGATAATTACTAGTTGTTGTTCTTTTTCTGGAACAAAAATTTCTTCTTTAAGTAAGCCTTTGACATCTACTTTTTTCCCTTGTCTGGCACTTGCTATCATGTACTTATCTGATAGCATTTCATTAAAAACTTTTAAGTACAACTCTAAATATTTTGATTCTATTTTTTCTACATTGATTCTAAATGTTATGTATGCTGGGGATACTGAATAGTGAACATCTTCGAGCAAAACTCCAAAGTCAATTTGTTTTGTTCCTAATCCTATTGTTAATGTATCTTTCATAATAACTTTATTTTTTGAATAGTCTTCTGCTAATTCTTTTGAATAAATCTCCGATCTTTTTCTTATTCCATATTTTCCCACTGCAACAGGCTCAAAATTATGCAATCCATTTTTTTCACTATATTGCGTAAGGAGTTCTTCTAATCTATATATCATTATTTCTCCTCACTCTTCTTTTCTAATTCAACTAATTTTTCAGAAATTTCAGCATTCAGTGTTATAATTTCTGAAATAATTTCAGATGGATTCCTATAATTTTTAATTTTTTTCTCAACTTCTCTATACTTATTGAATGATAAATTATAATTATTTTTTCTTATCTCTTCAACATTTACAAAAAATGATTTATCTTTTCTGGTTCTACTCATTTCAGCATCTAAATTTTGAAACCTTTGTATTATGTCTGGAATGTCAGAACCCTCTATTGGTGTTCTTTTTGCATCAAGGGTGTAACCATCGTTAGTCATATTATAGAACCAAACATTATTTGTTCCACCATTATCTGTTTTTTCAAAAACTAAAAATGATGTTTTTACTCCTGCACCCTTGCTTGCAGAACCTTTTTTTGTTGGTGCATTAAATATTCCTTGAGGCATTGAAATGATTGCTATTAATCTTTGCTTATCAACAATCTCCTGGCGAAGCTGAACATAGGCTTTTCCTGAATTGCCATCAGTTCCATTATTACAAACACCTTCTGGTACTATGGTCATACAACGACCACCCACTTTTAGCAATCTGTTCATTAATGCCACAAATAACAATTCAGTTTTCTTTGTTTTTGTGATAGCAAGCAATTTATCATCTGTTGCACTTTCTACTAAACTGCCAGAAAATGGTGGGTTTGCCAATACAAGGTCAAATTTGCCCAAGTAGTCCATTGAATTTTCGCCCTCTAGCAGTGAGTCCTTTGTTATTATTGGATTCTTTACACCATGCAATACTAGGTTCATATAACCAATTCTTGCCATGTTTGAATCGTTATCGCAACCATAGAACATTCTGTCTGTGAATTGTATATTCTTTTGAACATTTAGCAATTCTGCTTTTTGGTGTTCTTTAATGTATTTAGCACTTTCTACAAGGAATCCTGCTGTTCCCATCGCTGGATCGATTATCTTTTCTCCAAGCTTCGGTTTCATCATTTCCACTGCCATATCAATAATGTGTCTTGGTGTTCTGAATTGTCCAGAAACTCCACTTCCACACATGTACTCATAAACATCGCCCATCAAGTCAGTATTGTTGAAGTCAAACTCTTCATCTGATAATTTATCAACAACTGATGCTAGGAGTCTTTCTCTATCATCAAAACCATAGGTTAGGTTTTTTGTGAACTTTGAAAAAGCAAAGCCACCTGATGAGTTAGTGTCTTTGATAAATGGGTACACATAATTTTTCAATGTTTTTGCAAGGTCATTTGCATTTAGGTTCTTGAAGTTCTTCCATCTCAATTGAGAATAAGGAACATCAATGCCTAGTTCTGCGTTTACATAGTTTCCACTCTTGAATACTAGGTCTTCATCTCTTGGTTGAACACCAATCATTTCCCCTTGAGCTTCTACTGTGTTTTGTTTATCATCAAGCATTTTAACGAACATTAGTGTTGTTAATTGGTTAACTATTTCTAATGTGTTTGCCATGTTTTCGTTATAGAATGATTGCCATATAGCATTTACTTTATTTTTCAAACTTCCTGTGATCATAAAATTCTCCTATTATGCATATAGGTCTATTATAACACAAGGTTCTCTGTTTTGTATCGATTTTTGTAAAAATTAATAATTTATTATTAAATTTGTTTTAATCCAACAAAAAAGGCTTGCGATTTGCAAACCTTAATCTATGTCTAGATTTTCTCTTTTGAATAATTCATCATTGAAGAACTCTTGGATGCTCATATCAAATGCATCAGCTATTCGGAGTATTGTTCTGAATTGTATTGTTTGATACTCTTCATTTATGATATGACCTACTGTCGTTCTATTCGTTCCCATTCTTTGGCTCAACTCATACTGCGACATTTTGTTCTTTATTAATAAATTACTAACTCGCAATGCAATTGCTCTTGTTACTTTCATACTCCACCTCTCTTATAGTTTATCAAGTGGCTTACGAAAATCTGTTCCTTACAATGCACATCACTTGACTTTCTGGTGGCAGTTAAGTTAAACTATTTAAGTGAGGTATTATTATGGTGGAAACTAATGCTCCGAAAACTATTTGCTTTACAGGTCACAGGTCAAACAAATTGCCTTGGAAGTACGATGAAACCAAGAAATCTTGCGTTTTATTCAAAAATCATTTGAAATCTGTATTGATTAAGGCTATTGAAAATGGCTTTACTAATTTTATCTCTGGTATGGCAATTGGTGTCGATACGATTGCTGCTGAATTGGTTATCGAGTTAAGGAATACTTACAAATCGGTAACCTTGGAAGGTGCTATCCCTTGCCCTGGGCAGGAGTCGCCTTGGCCTCAAAAGGCACAGGTTCGTTATAAAGAGCTTCTTGCTCAATGCGACACTGTTCATTATGTATCAGATCACTACACTGACACCTGCATGAATGATCGCAATCTCTATATGGTTGAAAAATCTGATGCAGTGATTGCTGTGTGGAATGGCAAACCTAGTGGCACTGGAAACACTGTTCGATTCGCAAAGGAACATGGTTGTAAGGTCAAAATTATCAACCCAGATGACTTTGCTTAAAGGAGGTTTAATGAGTAAAATTACCGACAAGGAACTTGAACAAAAAATTCATGATTTGTTTGCTGAAACGGATTCCGAAATCACTGTTCCCCCTATGCCAGAGTATCTTGGCAGAATGGCTGCAAGGAATGCAAAGGACTATAATCCACAAACCGATGAATTGTTGATTCCTGACTTGTTTATTGTTTTGCATCATAGCATCAAACCAGTCGTTTTGAACGATGAACAAAAATCTATCATTGCAAAACAATTCGCTGATTGCACTACTATGAAGTCAGTTTATAAGGTTCTTGATAGAATTACCAAGCATCTCAACTTGGCTTTCTTTAACTTCAAATAGTATTATGCAAACTTAAACTTTACCCTGTATTATACAGGGTTTTTTAATTATTTTATTAAATTTAATTTATTTACAAAAAATTTGTGCTATAATCATTATAACAATCTTAAGGAGATGATTTGTATGAAAAAATCTTTTAATAAACTTCTTTTCATAATTCCGCTACTATTTTGTGTACTATTTGTTTCTGCATGCTCTAATAAAAATGATCCAGCTAACAACCCTCCTACTCCACCACAGGTTCTATATGACAGAACAACAATCGAAAAATCACTTGCATTTGAAGACTATTGTGATGTTTCCTTTTCCACTAAATTTGCAACAATTACTATTCACACCAGTTCAGGTTTAATTGGTACATTTGATATGCAAGGTGAAATGACACAGGTTAGTACTTCAAGTATTATATGTACAAATTATGATGTTATTAAAATTGAAAATGCAGGTCTTTGGGATTCAACAACTCGCAGAGTAAAAATCACTTTTTATAAATATGAAACCATTATCCTAGATGCTTACTCTACAACTGAAAATCTTGAGGCTCAAATGTATATTTTATGCGATAGCAAAATTGTCCAAGTTCATATGGTTTAATTAAAATCAAGCCCATTTGTGTGGGCTTTTTTTATTTCATTCTTCACAAAAAATTAGACAATTTATCCCCTATTAACCTTGATAGCAAAAACTTTATTTTTGTTTTATGTTTCACTGCACGAAGTCTAATTTTTCAAAACTTGCACAAGGAAATGTCTATTTTGCAATTTTTTGGAAATCTAAAATCGCTAAAACCCCTTATTTTTCGGCACTTTTTGGAAGGTCTAAACATTAGACTTTTGAACTTACTAGATGGTTTATCACAAATAAGGTCAGCATACTTAACAAGAGTTGCTGTATAAACAGGGAAACCTTGTTTTTGTTTGATAATTCTACCATCTTCGCCTTCCAACCATTGCCAATCACATAGTTGATGAAGCGTAAACTCTTTTGTGTTTAATAAATACATTTCGTCATCTTTAATAAACCTATCAGATACTACTGGAATACCAGCATAAGAAATAGCCTTATAACCACCAGCCAAATCCATTACATCAATATTTCTTCTATATGTAGTTAAGTAAGTTTGATATGCTCTCTTAACTGCACTAGAACAAGTAATGAAATCAACAGTGCTACCAGCATATTCTTCCATTTCATCAATTGCTGTTTGAATAACCGCATCAGAAATTTCACCAACACCTTCCTTTGTATATGGTTGTAACCATGGATAATTAGCCTTAGTTAATCCATATAGAGTTGTAGCATTTGCATCAAATATTTTACCTAGACCTGTAATTTCATTATTATAAGAACCTTGAACTACAAGTACATAATCAGAAGTCAAAGTATCAGCAACCGCGCCTTCAAAAGTAACTGTCTTATTTGCTCTATCTACATAAGCAATTCTTCTAGCAGAATTTGCTAATTTTTCACCGGTTGTAGTATTAATAAAATCTACAAACATTCCCTCAATAACATTCTTTACACTGTCTAACTTTGCAACATTGCTACCTGCAGTATGAGAGGCTATTGTAGCAAGAACGCCACTACCATCTCCATACAACATTCTTCCAAAGTTAAATGTGCTTGCCTTTACCAAACCTTCCATTTCTGCATTCAATAGATTTACAAATGCACCACTATTATTTGCACTTGCCCTCATTGCTTTATCAGAAATTTCAATAGTTCCATAAAGATTTTTTAGTGTAGTAATAAACTTAACATATTTGTTTTCTTGAGCCTGTGGAAGAGAATCCGTCTCGCTTCCTGCTCCAATACCCCCATTTATTCCAAATGGTGCTAATTTAATTATTTCTTTACCCCAAACATCTGAAGTAGATTGTTTGATTTTATTTAGTAATGGGTTTGCATTAATATTTAACTGATCAGAAACCACTCCAAGATATACTGACTTTAATGCGTCTTCTGCTGTTTGTAAAGTAACCATTATTTTTATCTCTCCTTTCTATTTAAACAATCGTGAAACTATCTCTCTAGCTTCACTCAAACTTTTTGGTTTAGTTGGAGAAGTTGCTCCCACACTATCCCCTTTAATATTGAGGATAATAGGTGGGATATCATTATTTTTTAATTCCCTTAAATAATCAGAAACAATCTTAGATTTTATATCTGAATTGTTATATACATAATCAGTCAAAAATTTTTCATCTTTAATTATTTCTTCTTCCGGCTTATACTTATTTGCTAAAACATCTTTGTACGCTAAGTCTAGACAGTTAGGCATACACGCAAGATCGTCATCTTGCATAATCTTTTTAGCAATATCTTTAGCGAAATTTGATGCATATTTTTTTGTATTTATATAATTATCAATTTCGCTTTGCCACTTATCCGTCTTATAAATCGGTACTTTCTCAGTATTATCGACCTCAATAGACTTCTGCAGTTCACTTAATAGTTGACTTTTCTTAGTAAACTCCTTCTCCAACTCTTTATAACCATTATATAAACTGCTGGCATCTTTAAATTTACCATACAAGGAGCCAGTTGCAACTTCGTCATTACTATTATCCTCACTCGCCGCTGCGACATTAACCGAACAGTTGCTTTCTAGTTGTTCCTTGTTTGTTAATTCTTCACTCATAAACTACTCCTTTTCTATATTTTCTATTTGTTTAGATATTTGATTAAACATTTTATGCTTTCTTATATGCTCTAATAGTTTAGTCTCTAGCTCAGGTTTTTCTTTTTGCTGTATTTTAAAATCATTTGATAATATAAAGCAGATATGTTCATTAATATGGGTTGCATGATCATCTATCTCAGTCGGTTCATTAATTACACCATCAATAACTAAAGATACATTTTCTTTTTCTGCTTGATAACCCTGCAAAGTTTTTTCGTCCATCGTATTTTCCCAAATATCAAAGCCCAACTCTGATAGAATTTTATGTCTCATACCATTACTTAGCTTGCCATTTTCATCATGTAAAAGACCTGCGTGCAATGCTTCCATTATAGAACTCCTCTTTTGAGCCAATGACTGCGTTAATTCATATTCCGTCTCAAATACTACATCTTCAGTTGCTAAATTAGACCCTTGCCAATACATTAATTCAACCGTTCCATTCTTGCCTATCAATCTAGTAGTATGTGGGAATGTTGCAAATTGCTTGTATAATCTTAAAACCATCTTTGCTATTTGGATAACACAATCTTTTAAATTCTCTGCACTATTTATTAATCTTACTTCGTCTTGTTCTATAAGTAATTGCAATGCTGTACCACTCAAATTCCCTGAAATACTTTTTGTAGAAATAAGATCACTAACCCCTGATATCTCTATAAACTCATTAAGAAGTTGCTTTTCTTCATACTGAAAATCTAACGGAACATTACCTGTGGATAACATTCTTGGCATATTAGAACCATTTCTATATACCAGCACTTTTCCTGGAGTCAATCCCTCTTCTTCTAAATTCTCTATATCGCATGATCCATCTTCTACTGCCAAAATACCCATAGATATCCTATTTAAAAACTCATGCTTTCTATTTTTAATAGCATTATAAGATTTTTGAATAGGAATTAATCTCTCAACTATACTCATTCCCCAAAAACAATTTGGCATAGAGTTTGAAATTTGCTTAACAAACGGATATCCTCTTTTTTTGTTTTGATAATTAACATATGGCAATTCTCCCATATAAACCAATCTATCACCAGCAATAATACTTAACCTTCCTTCTGGAAGATTTGTAGTTGGTAATTCATATTTTTCAAGAACTAATACATGATCTTTTTTTACTTTCTTCGCTAAATTAGAAGAATAACCATTAGTTGCATAGTTTGAACGAGGAGAAATATCTAAAGTAAATATATCAATATCCTTGCCATCAACCTCTACTCCCCACATATTTTTTACAACGTCTTTGTGAATAGCTCTAGCATGTATAATGGAAGCACAATCGTCGATATTTTGATAAGCGTTACTATCAGGATATATTTCAAATGGATTAACTACATCAATCTCAATGTCTCCCTCGTAAATATCCACTCCCAAACTATCTTTTCCTACAACTTTGCCAGCTTTATTATTCCAACCTATTTTATAAAAACTTGTACCACAAATTTCACTCCACGTTGTGCCCTCTGCCAAAGTTTTACTTAAATTTCCATCATATGAAATTGCACTCAATATCTTTTTACTTACTTTCGCACTTGACACATCTTCGACATTATCACTAAATGGAATTACATTCAATGTAGGTCTGACTTTGCTTAATTTACTTAATCTTAATTCTATTATTGGAGCTATATGATTATAGACTTCTCTCTCTTCCCAATAATATTGTTTTGGATTGTCAACAACATCACCTTTACCATCAATTGCGCAATGTTGGTTGCCTATATAATAATTGATATTCATTTGCCACTTTGTATCAAATGCCTTTCTATCTCTTTGTCTGTTTTTAAAATCATCTAAAACTTTTGAGACGTATTCTTTTTCAAACTCTTCTTCCAAGTTAAATTCTTTATTTTTAATTTTCTTTTTCATTCTTTCTCTCCACACTTTTTTTATATTTTTCAATTATTCCTTTAATACATTTCTCACATATTGCAAAACCATTTTCATCTATCTTGTTTGTTGAAAACATATTCAATGCAATATTAGCACAACCCGGTATTTCACACTTTATTAAATACCTACTTTTTATCTTATATATCATCGTCTCCTCCTTTATATTTTTTAAACAGTTTTATCAAATCTTCCTTTTCTTGTAATAATTCTTCATCTGTATAATTAGAATATTCGTCTTGAATATTTCCAAAAGTACTCAATGCAAATTCTATTGCACTTAAATCTGGTGGATAATATTTCGAATTAACCTTTTTTTTAATTAATTCTAATTTACCTTCCACTTGAGCATACTCTTCTACAATTTCTTCTACTTCATACCCTAACGCCTTCCTTATTAATGCTTCTTTAACATTTTCTTTTGATCCATCACTACTTTTAATTTTTTTCTGCTTTACCCTTTTAATTTCCTTTCCCATACCCGCCTCATTTATAAATATTAAAACACCGAAATTTTCAAATTTCAAATTTTACTGACAAAAACAAATAAATTTTTTTAAAAAAGATGATAGCAAGTTTTTTTGCTAACATCTTCGTCTTAATCTTCGAAGAAGCCTCTCTTTATCTTTTTGTATGTCAGTCTTCTTAATAGTTATTTGAGGTGTATCAGGTTTACTCATAATATAATACCGTAATTCATCTAACGCATGATCATCACTTTTTATTGGCACATCATTATTTCCCCAATAATAGGACTTCAACTCCCTTATTAAATTAGTACAAGTTCTAAATATATAGAGTCTAGTTTTACCATCTGCACTTTTTAGATATTGTTTTACCTTGTTTATGCCAGAAAATAAGTCTTTGTTGACATTTGGATTGACCAATATGTCTTGTTCATAAAAAAGTTCAGTGACACTTTTAATAGAGGCAAGAGTCTTTTGATTAGCAGCACTATCTATCAAAGCCTCTATCTTACCACCATACGAAGTAGGCCAATTCAACTTCTTACAAACATCTTTTATTTTATTAGCATGATAAAATATATCCTTCTCTGCTTCAAAATGTTCTGCTATCACATACACATTTCCATCAAAATCTACTGCATACCAATGACAGCTTAAAGGATTATTCAACCCTGGATCTATACTAATATTGTCATACCAACTAATAGGCACATCAAAAGGATCAATAACATGCACACTCTCATCAAATTCTCCATAAACCCTGCCTCCAAATCCTCCAAAATTTCCAAATCTCCTAGTTTCCAATTCATCTTTTGACATCGCTTTCGTCAAGCTCTCTATCTCTCTTTTATCCAAAAACGGATTATCTTCCCATTCCATTTGTACATACCACACATCTGGATCATTAAAGTTGTTCAAGTATATATGTTCATACACCCAAGTCAAACCTTTAAGGGGTGTCATAGTCCCAAACAAAATTCCACATTTATCAACAACCCTCATTTTACACTCCATATAAATGTCGAACGGAGGCTCCTCATCAAACCAGACATAATCAAGGCTTGTTCCTTGAAATTTCTCTCTGCCCTGATCACAACTTTTAAAACCTATTTTAGATAATCCACCAAAAACATTTCTAATAATTATCGTATCAATTACACCATATTCACAAGCAGTTTTTTTACCAGTAGACATAATAATATCTTCTATCCAATCTTTGTTAAGATAGTGCAAAATTTTTTTCTGAGCCACATCTCTTTGCACCTGCATACTTAAAGAAACCACCCAGCCTTCCGTATCTCCCGTAATCTTCCTATAAGGATGTATACCACGAGCTATCCATATAGCTTCTACTGCACCACATTCTGTTTTACCACTTCTATTACCACCAAACACCCAACGATTTTTGTGATTGTCTTTATGAAATAATAGTTGTTTTTTATGTATCTTCTCTCCGGTATTGTATTTTAGCAAATTTTTATTTCCAAACCGCCTATATACTTCTTTTTGAATTTTATTTAATCTGCTTTTTATTTCATTCTGAGTCATGTTTCTCCTTTTTGCTAATTTATATTTTTTTTAGCACTAATTCAACAAATTTATATTAAATCAAATTTAGGTCAATAGTTTAATATATAATCATTACTGATAATTAAAGGAAATGTATGAAATATATTTTACTGATTTTAATAATTTTTTTATCGACACAATCGCACGCTATAGGCCTTGCCAACACACCATACGGAAGAGTAACAAGTAGCTACGCCTATTTATATCAAAGCCCAAACCAAAAGATCAATGATAATGTTATCTGCTATTTAGAAGAAAGCTATTTTGTAGAAATTGTACTTGATTACAACTCCGACTTCTATCAAGCTAACTACAATGGGATTAACGGATTTGTTCTAAAGAAAAATATTAAGAAAGTACTTGGTACTCCTACAAAACCTTACCCGACGACAAATTTGACAACTATTTCAAACAAGTGCTATCTTCGATCTTCACCCGACTCCAATGCGAATAATATTGTAGCAGTAGTTCCAGAAAACAATACCGACTTAAAATACATTGGTAAAATATATGGTGAAGAAGCAATAGACTATCGCGGAAATCTCTGGTACTTGGTAGATTTCTATGGTGTAAAAGGCTACATATATAATCAATATGTAGCCTCTATAGAACCTATAAGTATCAACCTAGAAGTACTAGACGAATTTTCACAAATCACATCTACACCATCACCGCTTAGCAATACCGATTGTGCAATC